TGGCGCTCGAACTGCGTACAACTTTTCAACCCTGAACCTTTGCTTGAGACTTGCGCGAGGCAAGTCGACGAGGCCGCGCGAGGCGGCCAGCCGAAGGAGGTCCCCATGGGCAGCCGTGGTCCCGTACCCAAGCGCGACGACCAGCGCCGCAACCGCAACACCCCGAAGGCCGACAAGCTGCCGGCCGAGGACGTGACCATCCCGGCCACCCCGCGCGACTGGCACCCCCTGGCCAAGGAGATGTTCAACTCGCTGAAGGTGTCGGGGCAGCGGGCCCTGTACGCGCAGAGCGACTGGGCCTTCGCCAAGGTGACCTGCGCCCGGATGTCACAGCTGCTGTTCGAGGGCTCGACCTCGGGCAGCGCCTGGGGACCGGTGGACGCCGCCCTGGCCCGGCTGCTGACCACCGAGGGCGACCGGCGCCGGCTGCGCCTGGAGCTGCAGCGCTCCCCGGAGCCGCAGGCCGGTCCGAACCCGACCGGCGGTCCTCGGCGGCTGAAGGCCGTCGATGTCCAGGCGAGCTGACGGCTGGCGCGGTCCCTCCGAGCCCGGCGAGTTCCCCACCCTCGGCTTTCAGGTCATTGACTGGATCGAGGCGCACTGCGTGATCCCGGACGGGGCGGACATGGGCCGGCCGTTCATCCTGACCGATGAGCAGTACCGGTTCGTCCTGCAGCACTACCGGCTTCACCCGGACGCCCGCCACGACCGTAAGCGCCCCTCGGCCGGGTTCGTGTTCCGCCGTTCGATGCTGGTCCGCCCGCAGAAGTGGGGGAAGGGCCCGCTGTCGGCGGCGCTGATCTGCGCCGAGGCCGCAGGCCCTGTGCTGTTCGACGGCTGGGATGCCGACGGCGAGCCGGTGGGCAGGCCCTGGCCGACCCCCTGGATCCAGATCGCCGCCTCGAGCGAGGACCAGACCGCCAACGTCTACCGGGCGCTGCTGCCGATGATCCAGCAGGGACCGCTGACCTCGGTGATCCCTGACACCGGTCTGACCCGGATCAACCTGCCCGGGGGCGGGTTTATCGAGCCTGTCACCGCCGAGGGCCGGTCCAGACTGGGCCAGCGCATCACCTTCGCGGTCCACGATGAGCCGCATTCCTGGCTGAAGTCCAATGGTGGGTGGCAGCTGGCCGACACCCAGCGGCGCAACCTGGCCGGCATGGGTGGGCGCAGCGTGGCCACCACGAACGCCTGGGATCCGGCCGAGAACTCGGACGCCCAGCGCACCTTCGAGGCCGCCGGCCCGGACGTGCTGGTCGACTATCCGAACCCGCCCACCGGGTCGTTCCGCAACAAGCGCGAGCGGGCCAAGGTGCTGCGGTTCGTCTACGGCGATTCCAGCGTGGACCGGGGCGGCTGGGTGGACCTGGACCGCATCGAGGCCGAGGTGGAGGAGCTGGCGGGCAAGGGTGACCTGGCCCAGGCCGAGCGCTTCTACGGCAATCGGGTGGTGGCCACTTCGGACGCCTACTTCGACGCCGAGGTCTGGGAGGCTGCAGCAGGCCCGCAGCGGGTGCCGGACGGGGCGATGGTGGCCCTGGGCTTCGATGGGTCGATGTATGACGACTGGACGGCGATCCGGGCCCGCTGGATCGACGGTGAGGCCCTCTACGGGTTCACGCCCACGTTCGCCGACGACACCGCCACGGTGTGGAATCCTGCCGACTTCGGCGGGGAGATCCCCCGCGGCGAGGTCCAGGCCGCGGTGGCCGAACTGTTCGAGCGCTTCCAGGTGGTCCGGTTCTATCTGGACCCGGAGCTGTGGCAGTCGGAGATCGACGAGTGGGCCGCCCGCTACGGTCCGAAGGTCGTGGTGCAGTGGCCCACCTACCGCACCCGCCAGATGGCCGCGGCACTCGAGCGGCTGAAGACCGATGTGGCCGCCGGCAACCTGACCCACGACGCCGATCCGGTGATGCTGACCCACGTGCGCAACGCCCGCCGGGTGCGCCGCTCGGGCGGCATCGTGATCGGCAAACCGAACGACCACCAGAAGATCGACCTGGCGATGGCTGACGCGCTGGCCCACGAGGCCGCGTGCGACGCCCGCACCGCCGGGCTGACGAAACCGACCCAACCCGCCCGGGTTCTGGTCCTGTAACCGCTTGCGAAGGAGGCTGTCCCGTGGCGGAAGTCGACCTCGCCGAGAAGTTGTCCGAGCGTCTGCAGCAGTCCGTGCCCGACCTCGAGAAGCTCAACCGGTACTACGAGGGGGATCAGCCCCTGTCGTACATGCACCCCGAGCTGCTCAAGGAGATGCAGGGCCGGGTGCGGCAACTGGTGATCAACTGGCCGCGGCTGGTGGTGGACTCCCTCGAGGAGCGCCTGGACGTGGAGGGCTTCCGCCTCGGTGACGATGTGGACGAGCGGATGTGGCAGTGGTGGCAGGCGAACAGCCTGGACCTGGCCAGCCAGCAGGCCCACGTGGAGGCCCTGGCGATGCGCCGCTCGTTCGCGATCGTCGGCTCGAACCCTGACGACCCGGGCACACCGCTGGTGACCGTGGAGTCCCCGCTGCAGGTGATCGCCCGCCGGGATCCCGCCACCCGCCGGGTGCAGGCCGCGGCGAAGGTCTGGTCCGACGAGGACGAGGTGGAGCATGTCACGCTGTACCTGCCGGATGTCACGATCTGGTTCCAGACCGTGGTGGAGTCGGGTCGTCTGGCCGAGGTGGCCCGCGACGAGCACCGGCTGGGCCGGGTGCCGGTGGTCCCGATCGTCAACCGTGGCCGGATCCTGCAGGCCGACGGGGTCTCGGAGCTGACCGACGTGATCCCGATCAGCGATGCGGCGTGCAAGATCGCCACCGACATGATGATCGGCGCGGACTTCAACGCCATCCCCCGCACGATCGCGATGGGCATGACCGAGCAGGACTTCACCGACCGCGACGGTAACCCGGTGAGCAAGTGGGAGAAGATCGCCGGGCGGATCTGGGCGGTGACGTCCCCGCCGGGCGAGGCCGAGGTCAAGCAACTGGCGGCCGCGGACCTGCGCAACTTCCACGACACGATCAACACCCTTGCCCGCCTGGTCGCCTCGATCGCCGGGCTGCCGCCGCACTACTTCGGGTGGTCGGACGCCAACCCGGCCAGCGCCGATGCGATCCGCAGCGCGGAGACACGGCTGGTCAAGCGCGCCGAGCGCCGCCAGCGTGGCTTCGGTGAGGCCTGGGAGGAGGTCATGCGGCTGTGCTTCCTGGTCGCCGATGGTGAGCTGCCAGCGAACGCCGCCCGCATGGAGACGGTCTGGCGCGACCCTGCCACCCCGACCACGGCAGCGGCGGCCGACGCCCTGGCCAAGCTGAAGGACTCCCTGGAGATCCCGGCGCAGGCGCTGTGGGAGAAGGTCCCCGGGGTCACGCAGGAGGAGGTGCGCCGCTGGAAGGCGGCCGCCGAGGCCGAGCGCAACGCCGAGGCCCGCGCCCAGGCCACCGCCTTCGGAGTGATCCCTACGGAGGTCGAGCGGGATCCAGCGGCTGAGCAGCGCTGATGGCCCGGCAGCCGGACCTGCAGAGGGTCTACCGTGACCACCTCGAGCAACTGCGCCGATGGGGTGTCCTAGCAACGCTGCGACAGTACAAGCGCATAGACCTGGCAGACCTGGATGGGTCGCTGGAGCGGATCGCCCCGGCACTGCAGGCGCTCTACGCGGCCTCGGTGATAAACGCCCTGGACTCCACCGACGAATACATGGGCCTGGTGGCATGGCTGCACGGCCACGAGTACCGCGCCGACTGGCGCAAGGGCCGCCCCGAGGCCCCGCAGGAGCTTTTCGGCGGGGTGCCGTTCGCGCAGTGGATGGCGTACGCGGCACCTGGCATCAAGCGGCTGATCGCCGAGGGTGTGCCGGCACCTGAGGCGGTGGGCATCTCGGAGGCCAGGACCGCGCAGCGGCTGACGTCCAGTCCGCTGCAGCAGGCCCGCTCGACCACCTGGAACCGCTTCCTGACCGACTCGCTGATCTCCGAGGCAAACGTCCCCCCGATGGACCTGAAGCCGTGGACCGACGAAGTGGAGCAGTACGCCAACCTGTGGGACGGGCAGCGGGTCCGGGAGTACCCGGGCACGTTCCAGCGCTGGCAGCGCGTCCCCTCCCCCGGGGCCTGTGGCTGGTGCCTGATGCTGGCCACCCGCAGCGACTACACCTCGGCTGATGCTGCGATGTACGCCGGCGGCGCGGAGGGCACGGTGCGGCGGCAGTTCCGCCGCGGCCGGGAAAACATGCTGGCCGGTGTCTCCCGGCGCAGCACCTCGGCGATGGAGTCTGGCGAGCGCTACCACCGCTCGTGCCGCTGCACGGTGCGGATGGTCGCCATGGGCTCGCCTGCGGCGATCAGCCAGGAGGACTATGAGCGGCTGTCCACGCGCGACGAGGACGGCAATCTGCCGGTGTTCTACTCCGGCAGCCGGACCAACAAGTCGGGCCGGGTGAGCCGCTATGAGTACACCCTCGACTCCTTCGACTTCGAGGTGACCACCGGCACCCCCTTGCCGCCGACCGCCCCCTGGAAGGACGCCTGGAAGGCGCCCCCGAAGTACCGCACCGATCGCGGCGCCTACTCGCAATGGCGCGACGAGGTGCCCGTCTAAGACCCCCCGACCGCGCGAGGCGGCCGGGTCAACCCACCGCGATGGAGGGATCCCACCATGTCCGAAACGATCACCGAGACCGGCACGGAAACGACGCAGCCCGCTGCAGCGGCTACGGCTGAACCGGCGCCGGAAAGCCCCGCCCCTGAGGCGCTCGGCGACGCTGGGAAGGCTGCCCTGTCAGCCGAACGCAAAGCCCGGCGTGAAGCCGAGAAGCGCGCCCAGGAGTACGAGGCGAAGGTCAAGGAGTTCGAGCAGCAGCAGCTGTCCGATCAGGAGCGCCTGACCAAGCAGCTCGAGGAGGCCAGGGCCGACGCCGCGACGGCGAAGGCCGAGGCTCTGAGGTTGCGCATCGCCGCCGAGACCGACCTGCCCGCCGACCTCCACGAGTTCCTCGTGGGGTCCGACGAGGCAGAGATCAGGGCGAAGGCGGAGAAACTCAAGGCCGCGACGGCCGCCGGCACCCGCCGTCCCCAACCCGACCCGAGCCAGGGCGCGAAGCCCGACTCGACCGGACCCAGTCAACTCACCGCCGCCGACCTGGCACGCATGTCCGCCGAGGAGATCGTCAAAGCCGATGAGGCTGGCCTCTTCGACGAGCTGAAGAAGTCCGGCCGGTAGCACCCCCTCCCCACATGAAAGGAGCAGCCGACCATGGCTGTTACCAACTTCGTGCCCGACATCTGGTCGGCGCGCATCCTCACCAACCTGTCCAAGACCGCGGTGGCGAACGCCGTCTGCAACCGCGACTACGAGGGCGACGCGAGCGTCGGCGACTCGGTGAAGATCACCTCGATCACCGACCCGACGATCACCGCCTACACCGGGTCGGACATGACCCCCGAGGACATCGACGACGCCAGTCGCTCGCTGCTCCTGGACCAGAAGCAGTCGTTCAACTTCTACCTGGACGACGTGGAGGCCGCCCAGGCGGTCAACGGCGGCGCGATCCTTCGCGAGGCCATCAACCGTGCGTCTTACGGGCTGGCCAACAAGATGGACGTTTACACCCTCGACGTGATGTGGAGCAACGCCTCGGCGTCCAACCCCGACCACGTCATCGGTGAGACGACCATCACCACGGTGGCCGGCGCCTACGACCACCTGGTCGACTGCGCGGTCTACCTGGACGAGGCGGACATCCCGCCGGAGGAGCGCTTCGCGGTGGTTCCGCCATCGTTCTACGCGCTGCTGCTCAAGGACGACCGCTTCGTCGGTTCCGGTGACGCCGTGGGAGCGGCCACCCGGGCCAACGGTCTGGTCGGCGAGGCGGCAGGTCTGGCGATCTACCGCAGCAACAACCTCCCCACCGCCGCCTCGGGCACCTCGGCGACGAACAAGGGCCTGATCGTCGGGTCCCGCATCGCGACGACCGTCGCGGACCAGGTCCGCAAGGTCGAGGCCTACCGGGTCGAGAAGAAGTTCGCCGACGGCGTCAAAGGGTTGCACGTCTACGGCGTGAAGGTCACCCGGCCCACCGGCCTCGTGGCCTCCGACGTGCGCATCGCCCTGGCCTGATCGCACACCCCCTGAGCGGGCCGCCCGGTCTGGACCCTCCTAGTCGGGCCGGGCGGCCACTCAACCTCGAGCACCTGAAAGGAACCAGCGGATGCCCATCCCAGTGAGCGAGATCGGCCCGCTGCTGATCACGGTGCCCGAACTCGGCGAGGTCACCGACGCCGATGAGGCGCAGACCGCCTGCGTGCTGGCCTCCGGCGCGATCCTCGACTACATCGGCAGGCCGATCCTCGAGGACACCTACACCCACACCCTGCCCGTGCAGGCCGACATCGTGACCCGCGAGCAGGAGCCGAACGGCACCGTGGGGGTGGTGCGCCTGGTCGCCCACCCGGTTACCTCGATCACCTCGGTGGTCCTCGACGGGGAGACCCTGGCCGCCGACGAGTGGTCCTGGGACGCCTCCCGCTACCAGTTGCTGGTCGACGAGCCTGCCGCCTACGAGGCCACGGTGACGTATACGGCCGGCTATCCCGACGTCCCCCCGGGGCTGCGGGCGGTGGCGAAACGGGTCGCCCTGGCGATGCTGTCCAACCCCGGCGGGGTCGCCTCCGAGCGGCTGGCCGACTACAACGTCACCTACGGCGACGGGGACTTCAGCGCCCTCGAGCGCCGGGTCATGGACCGCTACCGGGCGAGCACCGGCACCATCCGCGCGTCATGACCGACTGCGTGGTGATCGTCCCGATGCTGGGCCGCGGTCACCTGATGGACCGGCTTCGGCAGTCGCTGGCCGCCAGCACCGACCGGGCCCGGATCCTCTGGGTGGTCACCGCGGGCGACTTCAACGTCCTCGACGAGTTGCACGGCGAGGACCACGTGATCACCCCGCCGCGCACCCGAGGCGACTACGCCCACAAGATCAATACCGGGGTGGACGCCAGCGATGAGCCGCTGATCTTCACCGGGGCGATCGACCTGCACTTCCTCCCCGGCTGGCTGGAGACCGCCGAGGCCCTGCTCGACGAGCAGGTCCGGGTGGTCGGCACCAACGACCTGACCAACGAGCGCACCGCCCACGAGCACTCCACCCACACCCTGGTGGCCCGCGACTACGTGGGCCGGGGCCTGATCGACGGCCGGCCCGGGCTGCTGTGCGAGGACTACATCCACGAGTGGTGCGACGACGAGCTGGTGGGCACCGCGATCAAGCGCGGCGCCTACGCGCACGCCGACGACTCGATCGTGGAGCACCTGCACCCGATGGCCGACAAGGCCGAATGGGACGAGACCTACCTGCGGATGCGCACCCGGATGCGTGCCGATCGGGCGCTGTTCAACCGGAGGCGGCAACTGTGGACGTGACCATAGTCGTCGGCACCTTCGGGCACCGCAAGTGGATCGACCTGGCCCACGAGCGGGCGATCCCGTCGGCGGTACGCCAAGAGGTCCCGGTGATCTTCCGGCACGAGGACACCCTGGCCGATGCCCGTAACGAGGCGATCCGCGCGGCACGCACCGACTGGGTGATCGTGCTGGACGCCGACGACGAGCTCGGCGAGGGCTACGTGCAGGCGCTGGGTCAGGCCCATGGGGATCTGCGGGCGCCGGCGCTGGTGGAGATCCTGCCGGATGGACTCGAGCGCCAAGTCGACCTGACGACCCGCGACATGGACTCCATGAACCCTTGCTGCATCGGGACCGCGATCCGCCGAGAGATGGCCTTGGATGTCGGCGGATTCTGGCCAGAGCCAGCATGGGAAGACTTCAGTCTCTTTCGCCGCGCGTGGTTGATCGGAGCGACCATCGAGCACGTCCCCGGTGCTGTGTACCGAGCGAGTGTGCGGCCTGGCAGTCGTAATCGCGTGGTTCGTGACCCGGACGCCCTGATGGCTTCGATCAAGCGCAGTCATGAGGACTGGATGAAGGAGCGTCACCGTGCGGCGACCGACACTTGAGCGATTCATGGACAAGGTCGTAAAGCGTCAGGATGGCTGTTGGGAGTGGACTGCGAAGCGCACGAGAGACGGCTACGGCAGTTTCTGGGATATCGTCCACCGAAAGCGCGCTTGGACATGCTGACCCTGATCGTCATGACCGACGGCCGCCGGGAGTACCTCGAGCAGGCCGCGGCCACCTTCGAGCGGCTGCACGGCCCGATCACCGCCCGGGTGATCCACGACGACTCCGGGGACCCGGACTATGCGGCGTGGCTGCACGAGGCCTTCGACGGCTGGACGATCGTCAGCACCGGTGCCCGCTCCGGCTTCGCCGGGGCCTACCGCTCGGCCTGGTCCTGGCTGCGGGACAACTGCCGCACCGACTGGGTCTTCTCCACCGAGGACGACTTCACCTTCGAGCGGGACGTGGACCTGACCGCGATGGCCTCGGTGATGCTGCTGCGCCCGATGGCCCAGATGGCGCTGCTTCGCCAGCCCTGGAACCGCGCCGAGCAGGCCGCCGGCGGGATCGTCGAGCAGCACCCCGACGACTACCTGGACCGCAGCGACGGCACCCACCACTGGCTGCAGCACCGCCGGTTCTTCACCACCAACCCGCACCTGACTAGGCTGCGGTTCATCCAGACCCACGACTGGCCGGAAGGCTCGGAGTCGGAGGGCCGCTTCGGGGTGGACCTGTTCGCCTCTGAGCCGATGACCACCTGCGGCTTCTGGGGCCCCCGGACGGAAGGCCCATGGGTGCGCCACATCGGAACCCACCGAGCCGGGACGGTCTACTGATGGCTGTGGTGGCGGTGACCATGGTCAAGAACGAGGCCGACGTCATCGAGACGACGATCCGGCATATGGCCGCCCACGTCGATCACGTGATCGTCGCGGACAACGGGTCGACCGACGGCACCCGCGAGCTGCTCGACGAGCTGCCCTGCGAAGTGATCGACGATCCCGACCCGGCCTACTACCAATCGCGCAAGATGAGCGCCCTGGCCGACTACGCCGCCCGGGCCCGCGAGGCCGAATGGGTGGTCCCGTTCGACGCCGACGAGATCTGGATCTGTCCTGGCGGCGGGCGGATCGCCGACCGGCTGAACGCCTGCGACGCCTGGATCGCCCCGGCATGGATCTACGACCACGTGGTCACCGACGCCGACGTGGCGGGCCTGCCGCCGCAGCAGTCGATGGGTCACCGGATGCTCAAGCGCACCCCGCTGCACAAGGTGGCCGCCCGCTTCGAGCAGGGCCTGGTGATCGAGATGGGCAACCACCAGGCCACCTACCCGAACCGGCGGATGCCACGGGCGACCTGGGACATCCTCGAGGTGCGGCACTTCCCGGTGCGCAGCCCGCAGCAGTACCTGAACAAGGCCCGGCAGGGCGCGGCCGCGCTGGCCCTGACCGACCTGCCCGACAACGTCGGGCAACACTGGCGGGACTGGGACCGGCTGGCCGACGCGCAGGGAAGCCTGACCGACGCCTTCCTGGATCACTGGTACTACCGCCACGACGACGAGCGCCTGATCTTCGACCCCGCACCCCTGGAGGGCCTGTGAAGGTACAGGTGATCATCGGCGGGCATGTCGACGACGACGACTACCGCTACGCCTCCCGGCAGTGGGTGGCCGGCTGGTACGCAGCCCGCGGCCTGATGCCGCTGGTGTGCGTGGCCGATGCGCGGCCGTGGGCGAAGGCCGACGCCTATAACGCCGCTGTGAGCCTGACCGACGCCGACGTGGTGGTCCTGGCCGACGCAGACTCATATGTCGCCACCGAGGCGCTGCGCTGGGCGATCGTGCAGGCCGCCGAGGTCGGCTGGGCGGCACCGTTCAGCCGGGTGAACCGGCTCGACGAGGCGGCCACCATGGCCTGCCTGGACGCCGACCCGGTGACCACCGAGGTCCCGCCGGTGCGGACCCTGGCCCAGGAGGTCCACGACTGTCTGCCCGGCGGCGGCATCGTGGCGATGCGCACCGACCTGGCCGTGGCCTGCGGGCCGTTCGACCCGCGCTTCCGCGGCTGGGGCGGTGAGGACTTCGCCCTCGGCAACGCCGCCCGGACCCTGTCCGGCAACTACGCCGCGCAGCGGCCGGGCCCGCTGTGGCACTTGTGGCACCCGCCGCAGCCACGCACCGCCGACCTGGACCAGGCCACCGAACGGCTGGCCCTGCGCTACCGCATCGCGAAGTTCAAGCCCGACGCGATGCGCGACCTGATCGACGAATGGAGGCAGCCGTGCAGCCCGAGCGCCTCATGACCACCCCGGTCACGATCAGCACCCCCGGCACCTCCACCGGCACCGACATCCTGGGCCGCCCCACCGGCGGCACCCCGAGCGTGCGGGCCACCCGCTGCCGGCTGGTCCGCACCGCCACCACCACCCCCGACCCGAACACCGACGGGCTGCTGGTGTCCACCCTGGCGGTCTACCTGCCCGCCGGGACGGGGCTGTCCGACGCCGACACGCTCACCATCGACGGGGCCACCTACCAGGTCCTGGGCGCCCCTGAGCAACTGTCCGGGGTGTACGGCGGGGGCTACGAGAAGGCCACTGTGCGCCTGGTGCAGGACGCCTCATGATCACCACCCCGGATGCCGCGGCTATCGCCCTGCTGCGCACCCTGCCCGCGGTCACCGCCCTGACGTCCACCCGGATCTCGACGGACTACCTGCCCGGCTCGGCCTCGATCCGGGTGACGCTGCTGCCCGGCGGGCAGGCTGAGCAGGAGCTGTGGCGGGCATCCCTGCAGGTCGAATGCTGGGCCACCGACCAGATCGTCGCCGGCCAACTTGCCACCGCCGTGCGGACCTACTGGCCGAGCGTGCGCGGCGCGGTCGACTCGGCCACCTGGTGCGCCGGGGCGTGGGTCGAGGGTAATCCCACGTGGCTGCCCGACCCGGACTCCGACCGGCCCCGCTACGTCCTGACCGTGGGTCTATGGCTGGGGCCACGGTGAAGAACGTCTCGGGCATCGACTGGGACGCCGGGGCGCTCGAGGAGCTGGCCCGGCACGCCGCCATGCGCGACATGCTCGAGGAGGTCGCCACCGCGGTGCGCGACCGGGCCCGCCTGAACGCCTCCGCCTACTATCCGGCCAGCCGCCGGGTGCAGGCCATCGTCTGCGAGACCGGCATGGACGGCCAGTCGGCATATGCCGATGTCGGCTATGACCGGGATCAGGGCGGGTTCGTGCTGTGGTTTTCCGAGGTGGGCACCGCCAAGATGGCGCCCCGCCCGCACCTGCGCGCTGCGCTCGACCAGACCAGCGTCTAACACCCCTCAGACTCCGGCGACCGTCGTCGGACTACAGAAAGGAGCCCCGCCGTGGGCAACGCATCTAACATCAGCCTGGGGGCGGGCACCCTGTACGTCGCCGCCCTGGGATCCACCGAACCGACCGATGTCACCGCCGCCCTGGCCGCGGCCTGGAAGGAGATCGGCTACACCGAGGAGGGCTCCGAGATTTCGATCGAGGTGTCGTCCGACCCGGTCGAGGTGGCCGAGGAGATCGACCCGGTGCTGCACGTGATGGCCGGCCGTACAGTCACCATCAGCTTCGCGATGGCGGAGAACACCGCACGCAACCTCACCCTGGCGCTCAACGGCGGCACGGTGAACACCGCCGGTGGCGTCACCACCTACGAGCCCCCGGCCCCGGGTGCCGCCCAGCGCGTCATGATCGTCTTCCAGTCCGAGGACGGGCAGGAGCGCTGGATCTTCCGTCAGTGCTTCCAGGCCGGTAACGTGTCCGTGGCCCGCCGCAAGGGTGCGGACAAGGTCACCATCCCGGTGGAGATGCGCGCCGAGAAGCCGTCCGGCAAGCAGGCGTTTAAGGTCATCTTCAAGGACAGCCGTAGCGGCGGCACGATCTGATGAGTGCCACCCAGGCGCCGCAGGATGCCCTCGGTGCCGAGATCGCGGAGGTGGCCGGGGAGCCGGCCACCTTCGTGATGTTCGACCAGACGTGGGAAGTGCTGCGTAAGCCGCCGTCGTTGATGATCGCCCGGCTCGGCCGGGTGGACGAGGACGACCCGCAGAGCATCGGGGTCCTCGACCAACTGATCGAGCACGCCCTGGGCAAGGAGCAGCACAAGCGCTTCCTGGCCGCCTACTTCGAGGCCGCCCCCGCGGACGGCAACGATCAGGCGCTGTTCGAGGAGGCCATGACCCACATCCTGTCGGCCTCGATCGGACGCCCTACGGACTGATCCTCGCCCTGCTCGGCTGGGCGGGTGCCGACTGGCACACCGTCCAGGCGAGGGCAGTCATGGCCGGGCTGATCGGCCCGGGCCGCGCCGAGCACCTGCTCGACCTGGACCTGACACTTCTGCTCGCGTTCATAGAGGGCATCTTGTGCGAGTCCGAGGAGAACGCCGAGCGCATTCAACAGATGTACGACGACGCCAAGCCGGCGCCGCCGGTGGCGCGTGGTGAGCAGCGCCGCGCCGAAGTCGCCTCATTCCTGGCCATGGCCGGGTGACCTGATCGGGAAGGAGCCAGCCGGTGGCCACACTGCTGGGCAATGCCTACGTGCGGATCCGTCCCGACATGGATGGATTCCAGTCCGAGGCCAACCGGACCGTCGGGGCCGCGGTGCGCTCCGCGGCAAAGGTGGCCGCAGTGGCCGCCGGGGCAGCACTTGCCACCGTCGGGGTGAAGGTCCTCAAGGATTCCGTGGCCGAGGCGTCCAACCTGAACGAGTCGCTGAACGCCGTCCAGGTCACCTTCGGCAAGAACGCCAAGGGCATCATGGCCCTCGGCGAGAACGCCGCGAAGGCCCTCGGCCTGTCCAAGACGGAGTTCAACGGCTTGGCCGTGCGCTTCTCCAACTTCGCCCAGACCGTGGCCGGCAAGGGCGGGGACGTCGTCGGCACCATGGACGACCTCACCACCCGCGCCTCCGACTTCGCCTCGGTGATGAACCTGGACGTGAGCCAGGCGGCGGAGCTGTTCCAGTCCGGTCTGGCCGGGGAGACCGAGCCCCTGCGCCAGTACGGGATCGACCTGTCGGCCGCGGCCGTGCAGGCGCACGCCCTGGCCAAGGGCATCTGGAACGGCAAGGGCGAGATGACCGAGGCCCAGAAGGTCCAGGCCCGCTACTCGCTGCTGATGAAGTCCACCAACAAGACCGCCGGGGACTTCGCCAACACCTCTGACAGCCTCGCCAACCGGCAGCGGATCGCCAATGCCCAATGGAAGAATGCCAAGGCGTCCATCGGGCAGGCCCTGCTGCCGGTGATGCAGTCGGTGACGCAGTTCATCCAGGAAAAGGTGGTCCCGGCCATCCAGGCGTTCGGGGACTGGTTCACCCGCGACGGGATGCCGGCCCTGACCCGCTTCGGGGCGACGCTGCGCGACACCGTGCTCCCCCCGCTGACCGCGATCGTGGGCTGGCTGATCCGGAACAAGGACGTGCTGATCCCCATCGCCGGGATCATCGGCGTGATGGTGGCCGCCTACAAGACGTGGGCCTTCATCTCCGGTGTGGTGACCGCTGCGCAGATGGCGCTGAACCTGGCCCTGACCGCCAACCCGATCGGCCTGATTGTGATGGCCGTGGCCGGTCTGGTCGCAGGGCTGGTCCTGCTGTTCAAGAAGAATGAGACCTTCCGCAACGTGGTCCTGGCCTCCTGGGAGGCGATCAAGACCGCCGCGGTGGCGGTCTGGGACTTCATCAAGGGCTATCTGCAGGGCGTCTGGGAAGCGATCAAGGCGGCCGTGGAGGTCGTCTGGCCGGTCGTGCAGAAGGTCATCGAGCTGGCCTGGAAGTACATCAAGACCTATGTGGTGACCTACGTGAAGGTCATCAAGGCTGTCATCGAGGCGGTCTGGAAGGCCATCAAGTGGGCCAC